TTCTATGAATTTTTTTTCATCCCAATTATGAATTGTTCCGCCTTCAAACGGATCTAAAATATATTTTATAAATTCATTAGTTTCTTGTGGAGGTTTTGGTTTTTTATAGCAACAGCTACTCCAGGCATATCTTGCCCACTGTTGAGCATTTGTTATTTCTTGTTGAAACAATTGGTCAATAATTGAAAAAGCTGATTTAAGTAATAATATTTTATGTATGTAAAATCTCTTAGATTCATACATTTCATCAATGTTTTTATCTAAAACGGCTTGTTCTTTAACAGGCATATTAGTCTTATCTCTTTTAAATTTCAAATAATATATTCTATTAGTAATATCGTGCAATAAAGTCATATATTCGCGACGCATACCATCTATTTTTTTTATTACAGCAAAAACATTTGTGTTATAAATTAAAGGATAATTATATCTAATATCAGCAGGAACTATAAACTGATTTGTTTCTTTTATTTCTGAAATTTTAGATTCAATATAATCGACTTTTTCTTTTAATTTTGCCCTCATACTTTCATCTTGCAATTGTTTTGTTTTATTAGTTTTTGATACAAAAAATAAAAAATAACCTGATGTAAATTCACAAGAACTCTGTAACTTATCGTATTGGTGGGCAGAAATTTTATGAGCTTCTGATTGAGCATCAAGTTTCATATAACTAACAACAGCCAGTAGACAAGAAATAATAGCATTTAAAGATGCCAGCATAATTGAGCCCCATTGATAAGAATCTAAGGCTCCTGTAGCTACAGCAGCACAAGAAGATAATATTATAGCCGGAAGCATTAAGTGATTTAATCTTGTGCTCTGTAATGTAGAAGCTTCCATATGAATAAGTTTTTGACCCTTTACAAAACTTGCCATAATATCCATAGATGATGAATAAAATTCATTTTTTTGGTAATAATTATCAGCTATTTTTTTTACAACCTGATCATACGATGTTTTTTTGTATCCATTAGGTTTATTTATTTTCAACGAGCAACCAGTCAAGTGTGTTTCCAATAAATCATAACTATGAGGACATAAAGCACCTAATTCCTCTTTTAATTTCAATGGTTTTGCTATTGTAACAGATTTCTTTCTTTTATTGCGCTTTCTTGATATATTTTTTATTTTATTTCCACTTGCATCTCTCTGAACTAAATTTCCTATTAATTTCATTGAAATATCTGGTTCCTTTTCAATTCGAGTATTTTCAGAAATTTCGAGAGCCACGTGTCCGTTAGATTCTGAATCGGACTCCGCGTTAGAATCTAAATGGTCTTCGATATCACTGTCTGCCATTAAAATAAGCAAATATTTTAATCTATGAGTATTTCTTTCACATATGTTTTATCAGATAAACATTTTTTAATATTTTCAGTGCTATTTTTAATGTCTTCATTATTAGTTCCACCCATCATTGTGTAAATCATTTTATGCCATTCTGCTAACAACGCATCATCTTTCATATAATTTGGATGCGCCTCTTCCCAACATTTTATTTGTTTTATTTGTTGTTGTGAAATATGTTTTATTGTTTCATTTATTTTATTATGTGTTTTATCTTTTGACCACTCATTTTCATCTTTAACATAGAATTGTAATCTTTTTCTATCACTACAGTGGATCGGTCTTTCTGTAACATTCATATCTGTCAAATGTTTAACAAATATATTACTAATCCCCTTTACATATCCGTGCTCTTTTGTATATTGTATATCATCAAGAGAAACTTTAATGTTATCAACAAAATCGGCTAAATTCATAGCATCTTTGCATTTCTCATTAAGAAAAACATTGATCGAAATCTTGTTATTGTTATTATTACCTACTCTTTTGCTCAATTCCGTATTTTGTTCAATTAACTTTTCTACAGTTTCTAAGAGTTTATTTTGCTGTTGCAACTTTTTGCAACTTGTGTCAACAAACTTAGTTTCTATGGCCATACATTTTTTCTTGTGACGTGATAAACCGCTCTTATATTTATACCCTTTTCCACAATGTTCGCAATAAAATTCAACAAATTTGTTACCATTTGTTACCATTTTGTTATCATTGAGGTGTTTTGCTGTCAAAAGGTGCTTATCCCAACTACTCTTTCGTGACGTAGAATAGTTACATTTCTGGCATAAAAATTTTTTTGCAACTTTTTTGCAACTTTTTGTTATCATTATATAATAATTATAAAAAATTACTAAATAGTTTTTTGATCAAACATAGTGCCTTTTTTTACGCCCTAGAGAAACTCCTTCCACGTTTTTTAAAACTATATTTTTTTAGTTTCTACATCTTGTAGTAATTTTAAAAATTTTACGTTTTTTTAGAAACTTTTTTCAAAATCCTAGATCTGGACATTTTTAAAATGTCCAAAAACGAATATCTCAAAAAACTTTTGTAAAATTCTTCAAAAATTGAGAATAAAACCCATATTCAAATACTAATATATTTAAATAAACAACTTAAGGAAACAAGAAAATTGAAAAAATAAAATCTTTTTGAAAAAAGGCATTCAACCAACATCTTTTGTTTAAAATGTCTAATAATTATACATTTATTCGCGGCTCTAATACAACAAATACAGTAAAATTTAATGATATTGATACTACTGCTATAGCGCTTTTAATATGTATGGGTTTATTTGGAATATGTAGCTGCTACTGTTTATACATTGAAAAAAATCGTAAAAAAAAAATACAACCTACAATAGCATAAGAAATAGAAAATTGATTTTTTTTATTTATTACGTAATATATCAAAAACCTATAGAGATCTAGTATAGATGATAAATCAAAATAATGGTTTCAAAACATTTGAAGAATCTAAAAGTGATGATACCATAATCGTAATACAAGATTATCAAGAAGAAGATGATGAGAAGGAATGGATTGAATGTATGGACTGTGTTCAACGAAAAATGATTTGCCTTATAACAATTTTGATTATAGGAACCATACTTTTAATATTTGCATACACGATTAATAGATAAATATAATATTGTTATTAGAAAATTGAAATATTTAAAATTTTTTTTTTATTCCACAAAACAACCAACCATGCCTTGCCAACACGACAATACTTGCTGCATTTGCTTAAATCATATTCCACGGTCTTATCCTACTTTATCGTGTGGGCATAAGATTCATCCCAAATGTATGAGAAAGTGGAACAAAACCTGTCCACTATGTCGAAAAGAAGTTCAGATTATACCATTTACCCGCAGAGAAGAGGCGGCTAAGAAAATATACCAACCTTTGGATTCTGTTCTAGATCCATTATGGAGAGCAACTGTTTACTGGCGTTCTCACCCAGATACCAGAGACGAATCCAATGTTAATGATATCTGGAAAGGATTGGATATCTTATTAAACTTTATATGGAAAAATCGCAATGTTCTCAGGAGAGATTATAAATTCATTGACACAATGAAAAAAAGATCTTACAACCTAATTACAAGTTGCCACAACAACTCTAGTGATGAATGGAGTTCAAATATAAAAAATAAACAATTAACTAGAAAATTTAAATATATACTTGCTCGTATTTAAGTATACTATTTAAACCAGGAAGAAGAGCCCGTGTCTTTTTTTTCTTTTTTTTCCTCTTCTTCTTCTTTTTTTTCAGGAAGAGAAGTTTTTACCAAATAAACTACTTTTTCTATTGTAGGTTTGCATTCAAAATAAGTTCCTACATAAATACCCGCTCCTAGACCACAAAGAAATTGCCACATTATATTATTTATCTATATTAAAAAAGTCATAAATCCGAAAAACATTCCTAATGCTGTGCCGATATGCCATACTGCGTGACCATTTACTAAGTAAAATATGTTATCACAAAAAAGTTGATCTGCTATCCAGAAACCAAAAGAAATTAAAAAAATAACGACATATGTTCTAATTAATAATTTTTGCCTCCAGTCATCAAAATCTATTTTTTTATTAGCTAAATAAACTATAACAATTTGGAAGGCGGCAAACAAGAATCCAAATATCATAAAATTCTCTCTAAAATAAGTGTAAAAAGCTAAAATAATAGGAAAAAGATATCGTGGAACTGTATTTTTTAATTGAACAATTGTTTCAAAACTAAGTAGTAACATACTTGATTCATCTAACCATTGTCCATAATAGCGCAATGTTCCATGCATAATCATTGTTGAAATCCCCAATAAAATAATATAAAACCCTATTTTGCTAAGACGATTAAAAGGAAGTAAAAGAGAACCGACTATTATGTAAGCAATTGCGCTAATAGTATTTTCATATTCGGCAATCCAATTAGAATCTTGATATTTTGGCTCACAAAATTTTACACTAATATCTGGTTCTCCCCAATAATATGATTTATTCATTGTATTAAAACATATTAATTACTTAAATGATTTTGCTAATTCTATTGTGAGAAGTTAGCTTTCTTGATAAGGCTCTTCTTTTGTGGGTTCTGATGATCTAAAAAATCCTCCAAATGTTCCTATAGTTTTACCCACTACTGCCTTGATAGCTTCGCCTTCTACCACTGGATCAGTGGCAACTCCTGAAACACCTATTTTTAAATTTTCTTTTGCGTGTTCTTTTGGAGTAACGCTGTCATCGTTTTTTTTATCAGAACTGCTAAAAATAAAATCAAAAAAGCTACTTTTCTCTACAGTATCAGCAGCTTTATCCATATCAGTTTCAGGTTCTTCTTTTTTGGTTAGGTAACTATGGCCTAAATAAGCTAAAGCCACCCCACCCACACCAACAATACCGGCTGTCATCAAACTCTTTTTATTGTCCATTTATATTAACTTATTTTATTATTTTTAAATTATAAAAGCGCAATACCTTATTTTTACCTTATTTTTTTATTGAATAATTAAAAAATTGAAGAATATAGTAACATAGTATACAATGTAAAATGAATACAGTAATAACTAGTGAACAACAAGAAATAATGAATAATGTTATTGGGACAAATATGACTAAATGGCGCACTTGTTTCAGCAGTATAAGTTATTATGGTTATAAATTAGATATTTTGAAAAGTGGTGTGCAAAAATATTTGAGAAGGAGGGAATTTGATAAGATGATATGGTGTGTTGCTGAAATTTATTTGTTTCAAGTTTTGCAAACTACAGAACAGCATAAGAAAGCTACAAAAGGTATAATTAGTAATTTGCTGAATAGATTGGTAGTTATGATGGATGAAGAAATGTTGTTTGCTGAGTGCGATACATATCTGATGATTCGGAGATATATGGAAATGTTTGAAAAAGGAAACAGAGGAGATTTTAGTTTGTTGTATAAAATTTGTTATTTGCTGAGTAAATCCAGAATGTTGAGAAGAAATAGTGATATTAGGGCTCATTTTAAACACGCTATGATGAATCAAAATAGTGGAATAGAGCCACCAGCAAGTCTTATAGATGCGGCAAATTTTAGTGAGCAAGAAGTAGATAAATTTTATTTTGAAAATTTTAAAGCATATTTTAAAATGGAGGACAAGAATGAAGCCGTAAAATGTTATTATTGGATGTTTAAAATATTTATGGGAAAGAGAGATGGTAATGTGAGAAGATTTCGTAGAAAGGAAAATATTTATATGATTTGGGAGTTCTTGTTTTCAAGAAAAAATATTATGTCAGATCCTCGACTGAAAAAATGTTTGGAATATAGACTGGGAGAATTTCATAAAAAGAGTAGGGGAGAGCGATTTATATTCTTGACGGCAAGTATTGATATAGCATTATTTCAAACCGCTGAATTTGATTTTAATATGAATTTGGAAAAATGGTTAGATGGAAACAATTTAATGACTCACTGGGGGTGGTCATCCCCTGAGAAAATAATTGATAAGGTATATAAAAATAGGGTTTATATGGAAATGGACGATTATGTGGTAGATATGCATTGTAGTTTGGGAAGGAAATTAGGAAAAAGTAAGAAAGATTTTGCTATTGAAGGCTCTCTGGTTGTAAATGAAGATAAAGAATTTTATGTGAAAGAATGGCGAAATAGATATAATAGTGAAAAATTAAAGCCACAAGCAAAAAAAGGTAAAAAGAAAAAGGCTAAGGCAGAAAAAAAGAAACAAGAAATAGCAGAAGAAAAG